CCAATACTTTTTAAAACTCCATATATTCTGCTCACTCTTAAAGTCAATTATCTGTGGCTCATCAAACTTAACTATATGAGCCTTAACTCCACTCTCTATTAATTTACTTTCACTTGAGAAGTCTAAACCGTGATTTCTATCATTACCCCAAAGATTAAAATAAGTGTACTCTATCACACAACAATTCTTTTCTTTATAGTATTCAGCTAAGTGTTTGGGTAATGAATACATACCACCCTTATCATATTGCTTACCACCTATCTGTATAGTCTGATTAAACACCACGTGGCATTGATACCCCACTCTCTCTAATAAATCTCTCTTAAACGCTCTAAATGCGCCAAATGTCATTTTAGGTTGAAAGTTTAAAGCCTTATTAGTAAATAAATCATAAAAATATAATCCGTGTGCTTTGATGTATTCGTGTTCTGCGTTTGCAAACAAAGAAATATAGTGAGCAAATAATTCATTACTCATTACGTTATCATCACCAGAGTGTATAACATAATCGAACTCTTGCTCTAAGCACTTTTCAAACATAAAGTTATGTTTAAGCCCTAAAGGTAGATTCTTGTGATAAAAGTATTTAATTCCGTACTTATCGCATAATTCTGCACTTGCATCATCTGATACTATCACCAACACATCAAACTCTGCAACCTCTTTTAGCCTTTGTAAACCTAACAAGTAAATCTCGCTTACTTTAGGTCGGTTATACATTATGGTAGTGAAAAGTATTTTCATTCAGTTATCATTGTATCAGCATCTACCTCAACTAAGAACTCTACACTTACCAAACAAGTTGCAGTAGTAGTACCATTTTCTTTAGGTGATATATCTTTAATCTTATCTTTGATTAATACGCCTATTTGTCCTGGTATTTCTTTGCCATCTTTATCGGTAATGTAAAATAACCCACTTGACTTGCTTAACTTTAACTGATTCATATTTAATTTTCTTCTATTGGTACAAATATAGTTGAACATCTACAATTACAGTTATTTATAGTGCCACCATTTTCATCTCCAGCCCAACGCATTTTGTTCCCACTAAAAGTCCAAAATCCATCTTTAGGTCTGCGTGTTTTATTTGCAAGTTTATGGTCATCTCGTGGCTCTTTTACTTTTGCTGAATGAATCCATTGCTTAAAAAACTTAACACCTACTTCTTCAAACTCATCTATTTGCGCTGCCTTTGCTCTACCTGCTGACATAAGCGTTTCAGTTCTTGCTATTAGTAAACTCCTTGCCCTCTTGTTTATTCTGCCATCTAACCCACCTAAAGTATATCTCTCAATTCTACGTGCAACTTGTTTTAACGTATCACCCTCTTTTAATCCATCTTCAAATGCTTTTTTAACTAACTTTCTTGTGGTCTTATCAATATCTTTAATATGTTGCGCCCCTATTGTTCTAAGATATTCATTCATATCTAATGCAAACTTCTCTGCACCAAAACCAACCCCTACACTTGCATTGTTAGGTATGTACTTACGATATGTTTTCCAAAGATTCTTAGCTACCTTATCACCAGAGAATCTAACAAACCTATCCATCGCTGCACCAATAGGCACTACACTAATTAACTGCGCTTGTAACTCTTGAACTAATAAGATACTACCACTCTGTTCCATAGCGTCTAATACGGGCTGTATAGAAGCCTTTAAAGCCTTATTGAAGTTTCTATATCCTAATAGATATAGTTGATTCATTAAGGCTTCCCACTCTCTTGTTATGTCTTGTTTCTCTTTTTCGGTCATTTTTATTCAAAATCTCCGTTGTTATTTAGGCTCATATCTACATTTATTTCCTCTAAAGGTACTAATGATGTAGAAATATATATCTTATCCATTAAAGCATCTTTCAATGGCTCTTTGTTCATCATTTCACGTTTCTCGTTTAATGTCAACCAATCAGCACCTTTTAAAGCATCTACTTGTTGCTTTAAATCCTCTTGTAACTCTGGGAAGTGTGATATGTTGTAAAATATCTCTATCTCTGCATCGTTAATACTTTCATTTAAACAATCTTGGAATAAGTTTAACAAAGGTACTACTACGTTATTGACTAATGATTTGTAAGCCTCTAACTTGTTGTTATAACTTGCTGATTCAACACTTAATAAGATAGGGTCTACACCAAATACTCTACATAACTCTTGTGAATCAAACTCTAAAGACTTTAATATCTCTAAGTCTGCTGGACTCATACCTATTTGGGTATATTCTACCATTCCCGAAGTAGCAGAAATCTTTTTAGTGTTATCTGTGCCTGTTATTCTGTTCTCAATTATTCCGTTTAACTGACTTATCTCTTCTATAGTTAATTGTTGGTTAGGGTCTTTAGATGAAAGTAATCCGTGCATACCACCATTGATAAACGCTCTAATCTTTGCGTTTGTAGCTTCATTACTCGATTGAATAGTTTTTAATGCAGCTTCTAAAGGTGATTGTCCGTATAACTGACTACCAGATATATCCCAATTAGGATTGAAGTATTTAATATGTGTAACTTCATCTTTACTGAACTTTACCTCTTGGTCGCCTATAATCAACTTATAACCTTCTATTGGGTCAAACATTCCCCCCCCTATAATTTGAACGTATTGAGATGGTAAAGTGTACCAACGTATTACCTTGCCTTTATCTGTTCCTGTTTGTGCTACTACTTTGTATAAGTATAAATCACCTGTAATTAATAACCAACTTAAACACGCTTCGATAAATTGCTGTTGTTTTTCAAACTCGTTAGGTTTCTTTAATAACTTAGCTATCCAACTTGTACGTGGCATTTCTACTTCATTACCTTTAGCATCAAACTTAACTGCTTTTAAATGAGCATTTGCACCTTTACCTGCAATCAATTTAACTAATGAATATACAGTAGAATTACTACGGTAGCCACTATCTACATACGTTTTTTTGCTTGTTGTTAGTGTGTAAAAATAACCACTAAAAAATGAATAAACAGCCTGATATAATTTGTTAGCAACTTGCTGTGTAGGATTTACTAATCCATTATAAGCTGCTTTAACTCTGTCAAATATTGCCATATCGTATTAAATATAGACAAATTTACTAAAAATTTTAGTAGCAATCAATTACGCATAAAAAAAGCCCTACATTTCTGTAAGGCTCTATGCTGTAATAAAATTTAATTTATTGTACTCTACAAATACCAAATTGAGAATACTTATACCCTAATAAGTTTAATAAGCTGTGCATTGGTTTATTTTCTTCGCGATTCATATTGTAAAAATCGTCAGGGCTGTTTAAATCATCATTACAAATGATTTGAAAATCATTATGCAATACTCTCATAAATCTTAGCGAGTTTACTCCTTTTGCAAATAAAGATTCACAAGTTTTAGATAATTTGTTTTTTTGGTCTAATGTTAAAGTTTTCATAATGCTTTGTTTTTAAGTTTATGATTCAAATATACAACGTTTAAAAAATTTGTCAAGTATTATTTTTAATTTATAATGATTCTAAATAACTAAACCACGATAAACTCATTACTCCTTAATTCAAAGTACATTCGCATCATTAACATATCACTTATATCTGGTGAACGCCCTAACTTTTCTTTTACCTTATCTTTAGGCATTACTCCTAACTTTGTGTCTTTATCTGCATTATGTCGCCAAACATACTCCAACTCCTCTGACAAACTTCTTTGTACTTCTAAATCAGCCCTAACAAACATTTCTCTTTTGTTAATCTTTTCAGCTAACATATAATAACACTCTGATTTAAGATTCTGATAATTACCTTTCAATGCTTTAGAGTTATTTACAAAACCTTTACACTTTAATATATCCACAACACCACCCCCAACTCCATCCTCATCCACTATCACCCTACTCATAGGAATACCTTTAACACTTGCTGTTGTTTTTATAAAGTCTGCTACTTGTGTTATACTGTTTTTATCTTTAATAATTATTTGTTCGCACCTAAAGCCATTCCATATACCTATTACGCTTCTATCTGCGCCATATCTCGCTATGTCGGCTGTTATGTATAAATTACCACCCTTAACACTATCGTTGCTATAAAGGTCTGTAATAGCGTCGTATTCAATTAGTGCTAAGTCATTGTTATTGTATTCCCAATTACCAAATAATAACCTTTCTTTGCTTATCCTATCTAAACTCTTTAAGTTTTCAATATAATACTGACTAATAAAAGGGTTATCTGTTACTAATGCCTGTACAAATGCCTTTTCGCTGTCAATAGTACCATCTTTAGCAGGTTTATAAAAGTTCTGATAAATAAATCCTTTATCTGGGTTACAAGTACCTAACATCTTTGGTATCAATCCAAACTCGTCTAACTTATATCTAATACGTGAACGAACTATATTCCAAGCCTTTTCGCTTATCTGGTTTACCTCATCTACAAAAGCACCTGTTATCTCTAATGAGCCTAATTCATCAAAGTTAGGGTCGCTTGGATATTGCTCTAAGTCTTTAAGTAATATTACTGACTTATTATAAAACGTAATGATGTTACTTTGTGCATTGTAATTATAGTGAACACCAGCTTTAATACCCTGATGCGTACATACATCAAAAAAAGAGTTTAGCGTAGTATCTTTAAGTGTTTTTAATACTGCTCTACCTACAAGCCATCGTGTGCCTGGATATTTTAAGCAGTTCTTTAGAATCCAATAGCATCCTAAAAAGGACTTAGCACTACCAGCACCCCCACCAAAAATTATTTGCCTTGTGTGGTTATCTTCTAATAGGTCTAATGCTATTGTTTGCTTTTTTGTTAATATCACAAAATAGTTTTTTTATTTACTCGCACCCTTATCGGTATTATCTTCGTAAGTTCTCTGCTCTTGCCAAATTATACTTAACTCACCTTTAGCATCTAAATTAACATCTTGACGCGATAACTTGGGTTTAACGTACTCTAACAACGCCAAATAAGAATCTACAAACTTTGCTGGATTCTTTTCAGCTAATGTGTTCATTGATTCGTTAAAGCGTTCTATTCCACCCTCTATAATGTCTGTGCAAAAGGTTTCAAGTATCAAAGTCTTACCAGATTTAACACCTTTTTGTTTACCTTGTGGGTTCCCACTTTTGCCTTTTACAAATCCCATAACCTTGTAATTTGTTGCTTTTTTCAACAAAGATACTAATTTTTAGCCTATTATAAAATTACAGTTCTATTATTACTTTGTTATCTTG